AGTAGGGTCTTCTAAAGTGAGAAAAATATTTTTTTCCAAACATCAAGTTAGATGTATATCCGTCTTTATAATTATTAAAGGCTAAGTTAAGTATGTCTGCTAAATTATCAACAGCAGACCTCCTTGGATTACCATGAACCCAATCTTCAGGGATATACCTCATATTTCTAGGGTCATAACTCAATTCAGTAACAAGAGCATTTACTTTTTTTTCAACATCAGACCAAAGCCAAGCACGTTCAAAATCCCCTGTTCTTTCGTACCAAGAGTTTTTTTCTGTATAAACATCTTTTTGAATTTGTTCTTTTAATTTTTGAAGAATTCTAATGGTAGCTTTTTTTATAGCCTCACCAGCCAGATTTTCCATCATCTTTTTCAGGTCTTGCTCGTTTTTTATCTCCATGCTTTCTACCCTTTTCTTTGTAACCAATTCTACGTTCCCAAAAGCAATTCGGGCAATATTCGTACTCTTGTTCTTTATTTTCAAAACTTCTAAGTCTAACTTGAAGAGCGGAGTCCATACATTCAGGACACTTTTTCCCCAATGTTTTTATTAACTTACCTAGATGTAATTCAGACATGTTGTTTTATTATTTATCCTTGTAGATTTCAGTTGCCTTACTAAATATTTTAGACTCTTCAACGTCTTTCAATAGTTGTTGTACTTTTTCAATTGATTCTGGAGAAATATCTGTATTCAAAAGATTGGAAATTTTATCAACAAGACCCTCAATAACGTTACCTAAAGATTTTTCAATTCTTTTATTTTCTTTTACCTCTTCAATTGTTCTAGCAAGTAAAGCTCTGAATTCACCGTAATTTTTGATTTTTGCTTTAATGTCTTCCCAAAACTTGTAATTGGCAAGAAGTGAATTTAATGAAATCTTTTCAACATCTATATTTGTGCATAAATCAAGAATTCCAAAAACTAATTTGTATTCAGATTCTAAAATTCTAGTTTGTTCTTTACCAAAATATTCTTCTAAATATATCGATAAAAGTGTCATTTGGTCTGTCAAAGAAAGATATGGTTTTACCTTAATCTTTATATTTCCAAAAACAACTTCTTGTATTTCAGGTTCTTTAAATGCAATTTCTTGTTTATTTTCAAGCATTTTATGTATTCCTCCAGTTATATTTTTCAAAAAAAACGCAGATAAAATGTTGATTTTATTCACGTTTTACATCGTTTTCGTACTGTTTAAGTCTTTCTCTCAATTCAGCTACTTCTTTTTGTAAGTTTTGCTTATCTAATTGAAGTTGATCTATTTTGTCAGAAAGTTCTTTTTTCTCATCTTCGTTCTTTTTTTGAACTTCATAAAGGGCTTTATCATAGTTGTTTTTCAATCTCATGATTTGCTCTTCACAATCCGTTTTAGATTGATTTATTTTAGAGTCATAATATTCTCTTTCTGATTTTAATCGTTCCTCTAAAAGATCAATTACATTTTGAGCTATTTCAACGTTATCTTTAGCAGAGATAACTAGTTTAGTAGAAATCTCTGTGTCAACTTCTTTGGGATTTCTTCTTTTTTTATACCATTCAATAGCAAAAGATGATAAAAATCCAATGAACCCATATAATAATCCTGTTAGTGTCTTTTTTACATCGTCTGGGATTTCTTTAAAATTATCTATAATAGGAGTATACCAAGCCATTAGACACGTTTACCCCCTCTTCGTAATAGTTTACTATATGAATACGAAAGATAACAACCAATTCCAAGAGATGTGGCAATTGTACAACGTAGCCAATATCTAGATAAAGATATTTCAGGATTAAAAATTCCTATCCAAAGATATAATATCATGAATAGAAGCGGTATTACCGATAAACTACTTATTTCCCACTTATTTAAAAATCTATTAATTCTCCGCAATTCTAATAAAATATATGCGCTCATAAACACAAATAGAAAGGGAGAGTAGGTTATAAATTCATCTCCCATATACTTTTTCCCTCTCTAGAAAACGATTGGATCACCAACTTTCAAATGACCATGATCCCTTTCGTTATATTTTACGTCCACACCATTTCCGTCAACATCTACAATAACCCTTTTCCCCTTTATAATAGACGCAACCTTACCTTTTGTTTGTTTTTTATGCTGTTCAAATTTTTGCTTTTTTTCTTCTTTGGGGAGTTCTGATTTTTCTTCAGGTTTCCCCATATCACCAAAGAGTCCCATTTTAACTCCTTTCTAATTCTTGAAGAGTTTCCTCTAATATTTTTTCAATGTTATCGTAATCCCAATAAGGAATTATTAACAAATTTATATCATTGTGATAACAATATTTTTCTTTAATTTTATCTCTTCTTTGGTTTTCTTTAAATTGATTTTTAGCCCACTCTTTACCTTTTCCAGCAAAATCTATAGGTTCGTAATGTTGAATACCATGATATTCTATGAAAAGATTATAATCCGATAAATAAAAGTCAAATCTTAACTTTCCGTTTTTAACAGAAGGAATTTCAGAATATTCGCTTGAAAATTTTAAATTAAAAGACTTAATGAATTGAAATATTCTTTTTTCTCCCTTGCTCATAGAACACTTTTTACACCCTCTATCTAAATTTGTTCTATTGGATATTTTATCAGCCCACTCATTTCCACAAACTGAACACCTCCATAAGACTTCGGAGTGAGAAAATTCGGAGTATGATTCGGGGAGATTTGCATTGTTGTTTGACCATTCTTTTATTAAATCTGGTCTTTGGGTTTTTAAGTTTTTAACTCCCACTTGTTTTCCATTACATAGACCACATCCATGAAATGTACTTATACTTTGCCATCTTGCTAGAAATATATCTTGACATTCATAACAATAACATTTTAAATTCTTATCTGTTGCTGAAGTATATGTATTATTCTCTAAAAGATAAAAATTCATTTTATTTTTCTTTATAAAAAGATTTATGTTATATAAACTATATGGGTTGCTTGGATGAGCTATTGATTTAAATTGATTTTTACCAGATAATATTTTACCTATCGTGGTTCTTGTTCTATAGCCTTCCTTGTTTTCTATATGAATCTGTGAAGAATTTTCTTGGTCAACCATTAAGAAATTAAAACCAAACTCTTTTATTTTTTCTAACATTCTTCCTCTAGAACTCTAAAATTTTTTATATGCGGGAAGTGTAGAGTCTCACTTATCAAATAGTTCATGACATTATTCTATCCCGCATATACCAAATAAATTGGTTATTTATTATATCACAGTTTTAGTAATTTGTCAACACATAACTAACTAGGAACCGTAACGGTTACTTGCGCTTCGATTGTATTCTTATCATCAACAACAACTGTAATAAGAGATGTTCCTGCGCTGACACCCGTGATGAGTCCCGTGTGCAAGCCCGCAGTTGCGACTCCAGTAGTACCCGAAGTAAACGACAAATCCGCATTATCAATAATAAATGGAGCCTCTGACGGATTTGAAGTAATACCATAGACAACAAGAGTTTTTGTTCCTAAAGTTGTAGCTAAAGAAAAGTTGCCACCTTCAACAGCAACGGCAATCAAATCATCATACCAATTAATATTGTCTATAATTTCAATTATCTTTGCATATACAGGCGCATTCGTACAGGCGGCTGTTTCGGTATCTTGATAGGCAAGAGCCATAGCGGTAAGAGGAGTCTGTGCTACCCCATCGCTTGTCATTGATATGGTAAAGCTACCACTCAAAGTTGCCTTATAAACAATAAATTGAACTTTACCAATTTGGTTGCTGGAAACATCGCTTGAATTTAATTGAGCCTCCATAACCAACCGAACAACTTTTGGAATTACATTGGCTGGAATTGTAATGCTTCTAGCGTTAGCATCAGCGGCATAATAACGAACACAAACAACATCTCCAGAAGCACCGGAAGAAGAAGCAAAGGTTGATCCAGAGAAAGTAACTCTTTCAGTTAATCCACTCAATTGAGTAACCCATCCATAAATAGTAGTTCCTGTAACCGCCAAGGGAGTTCCCGTAACTGTTCCAGAACCACTTGCTCCAAGCGTAATTGTTTCTTCGGTATAAACATCAGAACCAACTGCAATGGATTGACCAGTAGTAGCCGCCAACATAGCTAGGTTCCACTGACAATCATTAAGGGTTATATTCATAGCATTGCTATGATAGTAAATATATTGGAGTTGTGACCCTCTTCCTCCGCGAACTTCTGTGTTTCCTAATGTCACTTCGATTGAAGAATCTAACAGAGTTTTGCCTGTAAAGATAAGTTGATTATTGTCATCATATCCATACACATCGGCGACCGAAGTCAAAAACTTTTTAGTTGCCATATTTAATCTTTCCTCCTAAATTATTTTGTTTTAGCTTCTTCAAAATTTGCTTTTGATTGCAGTTGTTCAGGACTCATTTTTACATCAGCGTATTTGTCATCTTCGTTTACATCTGAAATCCAAGATTTTAAAATGCTCTTGTCTTTAAATGAAACAAATCCAGACATACTAGCTGTCAAATAAATATTGGACATAATTATTTGGTTAGCTCGTCTAATTGCAAGAATAAATTTTCTGTAAGTCATGTTGTATATTTCTTCAAGACTCCAACCAGTGTAGGTTGCCAACGCCATCATTTGCTCTTCGAAAGAAGCCATTTTATTATTATTTAATTTTTGTTTGAACCTTCTAGCTTCTTCCAAAGCATCACGAACATTTTTTTGTATTTTTTCGTCAGGAAGGTCTATAAGATTTTGTTCAGAGATTATTTTTCTTATTTCATCAAAATCTTCGGAATAATATTTTTTATTATCTATCATAAAATATGGAATGTTATCTTTTTCGTAGCCATACTTTATATTTTTTTCTTTATCTTTTGTTTTTAATACCAATCGCAATAAGCCGTCAAATAATTGAGTGTAATTATTTTCTTTAGTTGAAATTTCATACATATAAGCAAGATAGCTCATTGAAATGGCTTTGATTGCAAGATTGGGGTCTTTGATACTGTTTTTTTCAAGCATTAAACAAGGAATAAAAAACAAGAACTCATAGTAATCCTGTATTTTTATAGGATATATTAATAAAGATTTATAAGGAACAGGCTGATCGAATGTATAATAAATTTCTCTAAAGGATGACATCTTATCTCCTTTAGTTAGATTTAAACGACATAATCATCCATGACCCCAAGAAAGGAAGTTGTCCGCCCAACTCTTGTCTGTTCGACTCGCTTGCCAACCTATCAAAGAATAACTTCCCAATAGTTCCACTTCCCCCATCAGTTTCTCTAGGAATAATTTTTCCATTAAATGTTTGACGAAGATGTTTCATTATCATATCGTTTCTTGTTCTATAATTACTAAGATGATTTGATTTATAATGAGTATACACTTCAAATATCATAGAAACAGTACCAACAGTTCTGTTATCTGGAAACACAGAATAATTAGCTATTCTTATCTGACAAGTTTCGAATGTTTGAACATCAGGCTGACCACGATCAAGAAAGACACGGTAATCAACTGTGTTATCGGATGTTCCATTATAAACCAACAAGCCTTTTTCAGTAAGTGTCAAATTCGGTTGTTTCCAAGCATCATTTCCATTATATTTTAAAAGCTTCCATATCATTTCATTATTATTCATTAAATATTTTACAAGCGTGTATGGTAAAATATCATAATCATCATATTGAGCATATGAGCCACTATTTATATTTTCACTACCCATATCCCTCCTACCATGCGCCATTCAATGAAACTATTATTGTTTTTGAATATAGTCCTGAAGTAGCTGTTATTTCTAAATTATCAGTTAGGAACATCTTTATATTTTTTATTTTAAAAGAATTGTCTCCTAAAACTGTATAAATATAATTAGAAGATGGAACGGTATTTGAGTCAAGAGAAAAACTGAATGTATCTGCTTGTTGTACATTATTTTTATATAAATAAATAAGCCATGTTTGTTCCTGTCCCTCAAGAATATAATTTTTATCTGGAGATACAACTACCTGATAATTATCGACAGGAGACACTCCTACTGTTACAGATGTGGTATCATAGACAGAAGAGTTGTTAGATAAAGAGCATGTGATTATACAACTTCCAGCAGAA